TAATAGAATATATAGAATACTACTAGCAGAAGAAGATTTACCAACATCTTCAAGAAGTAAATTTTATAAAAATAAAACATACACGGACAAAGTTTATAATAAAGCTATTGACGATATGATAAAAGACAAAAATAGATAACTAATAAATATTAAAAATGGGATATTCAGGATTTAAAGGAATTGGTCCAAACAAAATTGGAGCAAGAAAAGGTGGAGCTGTGTCACCTGCTAAAATGTACGGCGGTAAAAAAGGAGATGAATCTAAAAGTAAATTAGATTACGAATCACCTGCAAAAATGTATGGTGGTAAAAAAGGTGACGAAAGTAAATCAAAGAAAGATTACGAATCACCTGCTAAGCAAACAGCTAAGCAAAAAAAGAATTTACCAAAACAAATAGTGGATGCAATTGCCGCTAAACAAGGTAAGTCACCAGCTAAAATGAATAAAGGTATGAAGTATGACATTAAAGAAGCTTCAAACCAAAAATTAAGCGCTAAAGCAAGAAAGCATTACGCAGAAAATGCACAAGCTGCTTCAAAATCTGGGTATAAAGGATAATGGCATTTAAGTTAAAACCTCATTCAGAAGTATTTGGGATACACGAAAAAACATCTCAATTTGGTACTCCTGTTATTTTAAAAGATGATTTGGAAGAAGGGGTTGAAGCTGAAGCCAATAGAGACGGTACTATTTTTGTTAGTTCTAAGTTATCTGATAAGAAGATAGAAAAAGCTGTGGCTCATGAAAAAGTGCATTTAGATCAGCTGGCTACAGGTCGATTACAATACACAGAAGATTCTGTAACTTGGAAAAGAGATACAAAATCCCCAATGAAAGTGTACAAGCGATCTGAAATGAACGAAGGTCACCCTGATTTTGAGTGGGAAGACGAGGCATATAAACAATCATAATTATGGCAATTACATATAGAGGACAAGCAAGTAGACTTAATAAAATTGAGTCAAAGCAAAACGCAAGTGGTTTTCAAGAAAAATCTGATCCAGGCCCAAGACAAGGAGTTGGTGGTGAAGATGTATCTTTGAAACAAGCTAAAGCATCTTTTCAAGAAAGACTTTCGTCACCAGGTAAAAAGAAAAATTTTTATGGTGGTGAAGCTTATTTTCAAGACGGATACGGTGGCGATTTAGCTAGTCCTGCTAAAATGAATCCAATAACACAAAAATCAAAATCATCGCCTTTTAAAATAAACGAGGCTTTAGTATCAGGCGCTGCATTAACAGGTAAAAAGTTTGTGGATGTAGGAGCTGAAGTAGGCAAAGCTTTTAAGGAACAAGAAGAACCTAAAGCGGCGGATCTAACAAAATAACATAACTAACTAAAATGGGAACAAAAGGGAAAAAGAACATACCGATTACTGCAAGAGTAGAATCAGGTTTATTTAATCAAAAGAAAGGTGTGAAAGAGCCTTTATTAAATGTGGGACCAGCGGGTGTGCATGGCAATAATCAAACTAGAGATATACCATCGCCAAGTAAACTAAGAGGTTACTCAATGAAAAAAAAAACTGAGTCACCGTTAAAACAGCAGTTAGCAGAAAATAAACCTATACAAGCTGTAATTACAACACAGGGTGCTGGTGAAATGATTACTGAAAAAGGTAAAGAAAAAACGAAAAGAACTTATAAAAAGCCCACAAGAACTGCAGAAGGAGATGCTGCTTACGCTAAATTAACCCCCGCAGAAAGAAAAGCACAAGACGATAGATATCGTAGCAGAAAGAAAAATCAAATAGATACCCCAACAGGAGAATTTGAGCCAGATACAAAGAAATTTGTACCTGGTAAAAAACAAATTAAATTAGAAGATCTTGAAGCGGAAGGTAAAAGAGGAATTTCTCAAGGTTGGGAAGTAAATCAACAAGCAAGAAAACAAAGAAAATTAAGCGGCAATATTGAAAAAGGTCAAAGGGATATAGACAAGTATTCTGGAAGGCTTAGTGAATTGGGAACACAGGGAGAAGATGGGACTTGGACCATGAATGAAGGCGGAAATTCTAAAAAGTTTAAGAAAAACTTAAGACGTCTTAATGAAGCAACCAGAAATAGAAAAGCTTCTCAGGATCAGTTTGATACTTATTCTAAAGGTGTTTCAAGAGGTGCTAGCGGATATAGAGGCGATACATTCGGTGTAACGGAAAAAGCAACTATTCTTGATGTAGGCAATATAGATCAACAAGTTGATTTTTTAACCGGAGGTAACGAAGGAACTAAAAGTAGCGAGAAAAAAAACCCACTAGCTGATGTAGAATCTCCAAACGAAAAATCCTCTAGATTTTTTAAGACTAAATCACCAATGAAGAAAAATTACTTTAAATAATGGCATTTAAAATGAAACCTTGTTCTCCAGCTTTAATGACGACTGAGAGATACGGAAGTCCTATTAAAAAGGCAAAGTCAAAATCATACGCACCTAAGCGTAATAAAAAATCTGGTAACTACGCTGAAGTTAAAAAAGGCGGAGGTACTGGTAAAGACGCTGGGGGCGGAATGACAGCTAAAGGTGTTGCTAATTACAATAAAAAAACTGGTGGTAATTTAAAAACCGCAGTAACAACCCCTCCATCAAAATTAGACCCAGATAGTAAGGCAGCAAAAAGACGTAAATCATTTTGCGCGAGATCAAGAGGTTGGACTGGTGAAAGAGGTAAAGCAGCAAGACGTAAATGGAATTGCTAAAATGAAATCAAAAGGATTAGGAGATACCATAGAAAAAATAACCAAAGCAACCGGAATAAAGAAACTAGTAGATAAACTACCTGGTGATTGCGGGTGCAATAATAGAAAAGAAATGTTAAATAAAGCATTTCCTTACAAACAAAAACCAAACAATTAAATTAAATTATTATGAGTAAATTAAAAACAGTAGACGTAGATCATAAAGAAGTAAAGTCAATTTCTGAAGAGCAATTAAAATCATTGCAAGAAACAGTAAATAAGCAAAACCAAATACAAATGCAAATTGGCGGTATTGAAGGGCATAAAGCCGGTTTAGTATCCCAGTTGCAAGAGGTAGTTAGTGAGTTGCAAAAATTGCAAGCTGATTTAGAAAAAGAACATGGGGCAGTTAATATTGATTTAACGACAGGAGAAATTAGTGAACAAGATGTCCCAGCAAGTAATTAGAAAAATTAGCGTTGGAAAAGACTATAAGAATGACGCTATGCACTATGCTGTTGGACAGGAAGTGTATGGCGGTCATACTATAGCTCATATTGTAGAGGAAGAAGAAAAGTACTCTATCTACATTACAAAAAAAGATATGTTAATGCCTTGGAAAGATTTCAATAAGAACATGTCTATATCCGTGGAATATGATCTTTCATGGTAAATGCACAGTGTATTTAATTACCTAGTTGAACCAAAGGGCAGTAGGTCAACTGGAAAAAAAGATATAGAAGGACAAGAACTATTATTAAATACAGACTTACAAAATCACGAATACGTAAATAGAATAGGTACCGTGTTAAGTTTACCACTAGTAACAGTATATAAAGAATTAAAAGAAGGTGATGATGTTATTGTACATCATAATGTGTTCAGAAGATTCAGGGATGTTAGGGGTAAAGAGAAAGATAGTAAGAACTACTTAAGTGAAAATGTATATTTAGTTCAACCAGATCAAGTATATGCTTATAAAAGAAATGACGAATGGAAAGCCTTAGAAGGTTTTGTATTTGTTATGCCTATAAAAGAAACAAAAATGTTTTCGGTAAATGATGAAAAACCATTAATAGGTATTGTAAAATACTCAAATGGTGAATTTGAAAAAGAGCAATTGATAGGGTTTAGACCAAATTCAGAATATGAATTTATAATAGAAGGGCAGAGGTTATACCGAGTACCCGTCAATTCAATTACAATCAAATATGAACATCAAGGAAACGAAGAAGAATATAATCCAGGCTGGGCACAGGGCAGTTGAGGAACTTATAAAAGTAGCTAAAGAAGATATTGTTGATTCAGACGATGACATATCAGCTGACAGATTAAAAAATGCCGCAGCCACTAAAAAGCTTGCAATTTTCGACGCTTTTGAGATACTTAACCGCATTGAGGAAGAAGAAAGAATTCTTGATAACAAACCAAAAAAAGAAGTTAAATCAACTTCGTTTGGTGGTTTTGCTGAAAATAGATCTAAATAATGTACGAGCAATCTCTATATAAAGTTATAGAACCTATAAAGCGTACTACAATATCTAGGCTTAATAAAGGTAAAAAATGGGATTACGGATATAACAAGGAACATGATGTAGTTGTTATCAGTAAAACTGGACAAATAGGAAAAATATATGAGATACAAAATCTCAAAATAGCATTACCTAAATCACCAGGTAAGCTAGATAAAACTACAGATAAATGGACGCCAGCTGAGTATCCTCCTCAATTAAAAAGTATTAAAACTATTTTTGATTGGAGAGATTATCCAGAAGGTTTCAAAAAAACTTGGGGGGAATATATAGATGAAAACTTTAATAAACGGGAAAACGGTCATTGGTTCAATAATAAGGGTGTGGATACTTACATTACTGGTACTCACTTTATGTACTTGCAGTGGTCCAAAATTGATGTTGGGAAACCAGACTTTAGGGAAGCAAATAGATTATTCTTCATTTTCTGGGAAGCTTGCAGAGCCGATTCTAGATCCTATGGGATGTGCTACCTTAAGAACCGTCGATCTGGATTTTCTTTCATGTCATCAGCTGAAATTGTTAATCTTGCAACAATATCCTCGGATTCACGGTTCGGTGTATTGTCCAAATCTGGACAGGATGCTAAGAAGATGTTCACTGACAAGGTGGTACCAATCTCTGTTAATTATCCATTCTTCTTCAAACCAATACAAGACGGAATGGACCGCCCGAAGACCGAACTCGCGTATAGGGTCCCGGCCTCGAAATTTACCAGGAGGGGACTCGATTCGAAGGATAGATCCGGAAGAGAAACGCTTGAAGGATTGGATACGACCATCGATTGGAAGAACACCGGCGACAACGCCTATGATGGGGAGAAACTTAAACTCCTCGTCCACGATGAATCAGGGAAATGGGAAAGGCCGAACAACATCCTCAACAACTGGCGTGTTACGAAAACCACCCTTAGATTAGGTAGTAGAGTAATAGGTAAGTGTATGATGGGATCAACATCAAACGCTTTAGACAAAGGAGGAGAAAATTTTAAGAAATTATATAATAGTTCAGATGTTACAAAAAGAAACGCCAATGGACAGACTCGCTCGGGATTATATAGTTTGTTCATACCTATGGAATGGAACTACGAGGGATTCATTGATTCTTATGGGTTACCTGTATTCGACACACCAAAAGAACAAGTTATCGGGCCTCATGGGGATGAGATCGACCAAGGAGTAATAGAGCATTGGAATAACGAAGTTGAAGGTTTAAAAGGCGATCAAGATGCTTTAAACGAATTTTACAGACAATTTCCAAGAACAGAAGAGCACGCTTTTAGGGACGAAACAAAAAACAGTATATTTAATTTAGCAAAAATATACGAACAAATAGATTACAACGAAGACTTAGGTAACAGTAATGTTTTAACAAGGGGTAGTTTTCAATGGGAAAATGGTATAAAGGATTCAAAAGTAATCTTTTCACCAAATCCAAATGGAAGATTTCTAATAAGCTGGATACCTAATTATGATATACAGAATAGACAAATATCAAAAAACGGTATTAAATGGCCTGGCAATGAACACATGGGTGCTTTTGGCTGTGATAGTTATGATATATCAGGAACAACAGACGGGAGAGGATCTAAAGGTGCTTTACATGGATTAACTAAGTTTAGTATGGAAGATGCACCACCTAGCACATTCTTTTTAGAATATGTAGCAAGACCACAAACAGCTGAAATGTTTTTTGAAGATGTATTAATGGCTTGTGTATTTTATGGTATGCCACTTCTTTGTGAAAATAACAAACCAAGACTTTTATATTATTTTAAAAGGAGAGGTTATAGAGGTTACTCAATGAATCGTCCTGATAAATTATGGAACAAGTTATCAGTAACCGAAAAAGAAATAGGTGGAATACCTAATTCAAGTGAAGATATTAAACAAGCTCACGCTGCTGCTATTGAAATGTATATAGATAAGCACGTAGGTTTAAACGACCAAAACGAATATGGAACAATGTATTTTAATGAAACATTACAAGACTGGGCCAAATTCGATATAAATAACAGAACAAAATTTGATGCCGCTATTAGCTCAGGGCTTGCTATTATGGCTTGTCATAAAGATTTATATAGACCAAATATCAAAATGGAAAGAGCACCAATTAATTTAAGATTTGCTAAGTATCAAATCGAAGGATCAACATCAAAAATAATAAAATAGTAATATGGCAGGAGTAGTAAATAGTTTTTTCCCAAGTCAAGTCGCAAGTGACTCTGAGAAGATGTCACGAGACTACGGGCTCCAAGTTGGAAGAGCAATTCAGAATGAGTGGTTCTCGAACAACTCTGGTGTAACTAGATTCAGAAGTAATCAAAATACATTCCATAGCTTAAGGCTATATGCAAGAGGTGAGCAGCCTATACAAAAATACAAAGATGAAATGTCTATTAACGGCGATTTATCTTATCTTAATTTAGATTGGAAACCAGTACCTATATTATCAAAGTTTGTTGATATAGTTGTTAATGGTATAGCTGATAGATCTTTTGATCTTACTGCTTATTCTCAAGATCCATACGGAGTTAGTAAAAGAACTAAGTATATGGAATCCATTATAAGAGATTTGCAAACAGAAGAGCTGAATGTATTTGCTCAAGAGAATTTTGGAATAAATTTATTTGAAAACAATCCAGATAAGTTGCCAGACTCTGAAGAAGAGTTAGATTTACATATGCAACTTAGTTACAAGCAAGGTATTGAGATAGCAGAAGAAGAAGCTTTAAG